ACTTTTCGGTGATGGACTGATTGGAAAAAAATTAGAAAATAATGCGGTAATTACGGTAAATTACATTGTTACTGATGGTGAAGATGGTAATGGTGCTTCTTCATTTTCGTTTGCCGGAAGCAGTAGTCCAAATAGTGAAACGGGTTCGGTTTCTGTTATAACAAATCAGTCATCTCAAAATGGTTCTGAAATAGAATCCATAGATTCTGTCAAATATTTTGCCCCAAGAATTTATTCTTCTCAATATAGGGCAGTAACATCAAGAGATTATGAGGCAATTATAAAAAAAATATATCCAGATACCGAATCAGTTGCTGTTATTGGAGGTGAAGAATTAGATCCACCAGAATTTGGTACAGTATCAATAAGTATTAAACCAAAAAATGGAACCTTTGTTTCCGATTTTAATAAAGAGCAAATTAAAAATAAATTAAAGCAATACAGTATTTCTGGAATTAATCAAAAAATAATCGATCTCAAGATATTATATGTAGAAATTGATTCATCAATTTATTATAACTATGCTCAAGTGTCGGCAGTAGAGTCACTAAAGACAAAAGTTATAAATTCATTAACGGAATATTCCAAATCTGTAGATCTCAATTCATTTGGTGGAAGATTTAAATATAGTAAGGTTCTTCAAATAATTGACAATACTGATATTGCCATAACTTCTAATATCACTAAGATTAAAATTAGAAGAGATTTAAAGGCACTGATAAACCAGTTTGCTCAATATGAACTATGCTTTGGAAATAAATTTCATATTAATAGTGATGGTTTTAATATTAAAAGCACTGGATTTAAAATTTCTACAGATTCGGATACTGTATATCTAACAGATGTACCTAATAGCGATGGAAAAACTGGAATAATATCAATAGTAAAACCTTTAAGTGACGGAACTACAAGAATCGTTGCAAAATCTGCCGGAACAGTGGATTATGTAAAAGGTGAAATTAAACTCGGAACCATAAACATCATTTCAACATCTAAAGAAAATAATATTATTGAAATACAGGCATTCCCAGAATCAAATGATGTTATAGGACTAAAAGATTTATATTTAAATTTTAGTATTTCAGAAAGCACAATAAATATGGTAAGAGATGTAGTTGCCTCTGGTGATGAAATATCAGGTACATTATTTGCCAGAGACTATTATACATCAAGTTATTCAAACGGGAATTTAATAAGAGCGTAATATGATACAGACTGGGTTCGAATCTAGAGTTAAGGTTCAGCAAGTTATTGAAAATCAACTTCCAAATTTTATTTTGGATGAGAGTCCAAATACGGCAGAATTTTTAAAGCAATATTATATTTCTCAAGAATATCAAAGTGGTGTAGTTGATATTGCAGAGAATTTAGATCAATATTTAAAGTTAGATAATTTAACTCCGGAAGTTGTAGTCGATAGTACGATACTTACAATAGGAATTACATCAACATCAAATATTATTACCGTAAGTAGTACTAAGGGGTTTCCCCAAACTTATGGATTATTAAAAATTGATGATGAAATTATTACATATACTGGAATAACCACAAATACATTCACTGGTTGTGTTCGTGGATTTAGTGGTGTTACTAATTATCATTCAAATTCTAATCAAGAGGAGTTAGTATTTTCAGAATCAGTATCGGCATTTCATAATGGCGGATCTTCTGTACAAAATCTAAGTTCTTTATTCCTAAAAGAGTTTTATAAAAAAATAAAATATACTTTTACTCCTGGTCTAGAAGAATTTGATTTTGTATCAAATTTAAATGTTGGTAATTTCATAAAAGAAGCAAGATCCTTTTACCAAGCAAAAGGAACTGACGAATCATTTAGAATTTTATTTAATATTTTATATGGAGTAACTCCTCGGGTAGTAAATTTAGAGGAGTTTTTAATTAAACCATCTTCGGCAGAATTTATAAGAAGAGAAGTTGTAATTGCGGAAAGAATTTCTGGAGATCCTTATAAATTGGTGGGACAAACAATTCAGAAATTTAATGATGAGAGTACTAGTGCCTCAATTTCTGAAATAGAACCATTCACCAGAAGTAATATACAATATTTCAAAATTTCACTTTTTGTTGGATATAATAGTACTTCTGCTGTTCTTGGAAATTTTACAATTACCCCAAATACAAAAAGTCTAAAAAATGTCGCTATCGGGTCGTCAGTAATTTCAGTAGATTCTACAATTGGATTTCCAGAGCAAGGTACAATCATATCTGGAAATAATACAATTACCTATAGTAGTAAGAGTGTCAATCAGTTTTTTGGTTGTTCCGGAATTACATCTTCAATTTTATCATCTGCCGATATAAGATCTGATGAAATCTATTTCGGATATGAAAATGGAGATATTAATAAAAAAGTTGAGTTAAGACTTACGGGAGTATTATCCAAATTTGTTCAAGTATCAGATACCTTAAATTTAGATGAGGGGCAAAAAATATCAGTTAAAAATATTGGAGATTTGATTCAAAATCCACAGCAAAATAAGACATACAAAGAAGTTTTTGCAAATTCTTGGATATACAATACCGGATCTAGATATGAAATAGAAAATATCAGTAATTTTACTTTAAAAAGTCCCATCGACAGATCTAGTTTAAAAATTGGAGATGAAGTAGAAATTTTAGAAAGAGATACTAATAATGTAGTGTCTTCATCTGGTGCATATATTTCAAATATTATTGTTTCAGAAAATAGAGTTATTATAGACGATTCGGGGTTTTCTCCAGAAGTTGAAATAAAATATGATCTAAGGAGAAAAATCAATACCGCAAACAGTACATTAGTTCCAATAGAATTTGGAAATAATGTCATCTTGTCAGATATTCAAAATTTATATACCGATGATGAGTATTCCTATGTAGCGTCTAACTCATTACCATCGGGTAGAGATGGTTATAGTGGAAATTTTACATATAAAATAACAAAAGACATCAAATCGGCAGTTGGAATAGCAACTGCTGATTTAATAGATAACAAGTACACGAGTATAGTATTTCAAAATCCTGTTCCATTTATCACCGGAGATAGAATTTACTATCAACCATCAGGAACACCTATTGTTGGGTTAGATACTGGAGATTATTATGTACAAGTTCTAGATCCATCTAATAAAATAAGATTGTATTCATCACTATCATTTGTTGGAACTGATAGTTTCTTAACATTTTCAGATGCAAATTTTACCAATCAAACTCATAGATTTACGTTATACTCTCAGAAATCTGGCATAATTGGTGCTCAAAAATTACTTAAAAAATTTCCGTTATCTGAAAGTATTGATACTGGAACTGGAGAACTAACACTTCCGGGTTCAGTTGGAATGTTAATTAATGGTGTGGAGATTAGTAATTACAAATCTAATGATAAAGTATATTATGGTCCTTTAAAATCTATTAGTGTATTAAATGGTGGAATAGACTATGATGTGATTAATCCCCCATTAATATCGGTTTCTTCTGGAATTGGGTCTACAGCATTAGTTAGACCAGTAGTTAGCGGGTTAATTAAAAAAGTTTATATCGATTCCCAAGACTATGATATCAATACAATTGTATCTATTGGCGTAACTGGTGGTAATGGGTCTGGTTGCGTATTAGAACCTATTCTTACGAAGAGAAGAAGAGATATTTTCTTTGATGGAAGATTGACCACAAATTCTGGGGGAATTAGTTCAACGACAAATCAATTGTCATTTTTGACGGATCACAATTTAAGCAATGGAGAATTGATAGTTTACAATTCTAATGGAAATTCTTCAATTGGTATTGGTACTACAAATTTAACTTTAGTAAATAATTCCACATATTATTCTAAAATTGATAATAATAAAACCATAAAACTCTTTCAGACTAACTCTGATTATTTGTCTGGAATCAATACAGTATCTTTTAATTCAACCAACACCGGAGGAACTCACAAGTTTTCTACTGCAGCATTTAAAAATACTATATCGGAGATTAAAATATTAAATGGTGGGAATGGATATACAAATAGAGAGTTAATTGTTTCTTCGGCAGGAATATCTACAATAAACTACACGGTTAGTTTCGAAAATCACGGATTTAATAGTGGAGAACTCGTAACTTATCGATATGAAACATCTACAATTGGAATTTCTACATTATCTCAATATTATATATTGAAAAATAATGATGATTCTTTTAGACTTTGTGATGCTGGAATTGGTGGAACTAATATATCAAACTATAATAGAAAAAATTATATTAAATTTTCTTCTACTGGATCAGGATATCAATATTTTAGTTATCCCGATATTTCGGTTTCTATACAATATACTCCTGTTGGATTTGGCACCACAAGTCAGCAGATTCAATCACTTGTAGCAACTCCTGTTGTTAAAGGTAGTATTATAGATGCTTATCTATATGAAAGTGGAACTGGATATGGATCAACAATTGTAAATCTTGAAAAAAAACCATTAATAACGATAAAAAATGGAAGGGAGGCAAAATTAAAACCAATTATTGTAAATGGTCAAATTAATTCTGTAAATATTCAATATGGTGGAGTTGATTATTATTCAACTCCAGATTTGGTTGTAACTGATTTAACTGGTGCTGGATCTGGAGCAGATTTAAGACCAGTCATTACTAACCAAAAAATAACAGACATTAAGATAGTAAATCCAGGAATTGGATACTCAAGCACCTCAACAATAATTCAAGTAAAATCTTCAGGTTCTAATGCAATTTTAAATGCTAACATTAGGTCTTTAACTGCAAACAATAATGTAAAGTTTGGTGATGAGATTTTAATAGAAACTCAAAATCAATTACAATATTCTGTTTGTGGATATTTTGATAACCTAAGAAGTTCACTTGGAGATAGCGGGTCTCAAGTATCTAATATCATAGGATGGGCATATGATGGAAATCCAATATATGGACCATATGGATATTCTGATTCGGAAAATTCAAACTCAGTACCTAAAAGGTTAGAATCTGGATACATATTAAATCCTTCTAATGTTATTGATAGACCTTTACTTCCATCAGGATTTTTTGTCGAAGATTATGAGTACACAAATTCTGGAGATTTGGATGAAAATAATGGAAGATTTAGTAAAACACCAGAATTTCCAAATGGGGTATATGCATATTTTGCAACTCTAGATACTTTTTCGATTCCGAAGTTTCCATATTTTATAGGAAATAAATATAGATCCAATACTCTAAATGAAAATTCTACTTTAAATCAATCATTTGACTTTAATAACTCAAATTTACTTAGAAATACCCTACCTTATAAAGTATCCGATAATTATGCCAAAAATGATTTTATAATAGAGACTAATGAAATTACGAACCAAGAGTCAATTGTCGAATCAGTATCTGAAGGATCTGTAAGTTCTTTTGATATTATTAATTCTGGATCTAATTATAAAGTTAATGATATTTTAAATTTCAACGATAGTGGTACTTCTGGAGGTGGATTGATTGCAAGGGTATCTTCAATAGAAGGAAAAGATATTACAAAAATAGATACTTCTGTAGAAACTTATGAAAATTCTATTTTTACATATGAAAATGGTGGAGAAGTAAAAATTACCATTAAACCATATCACAATTTGTCTAATAATGATTTTGTTGTGGTTTCTGGATTTTCAACCAACCTATCCAAATTAAATAATTCATATAAGATTGGAGTATCTTCTTACTATTCAAATGTTCTTAAGGACATTCCATCAACATCAACATCCGGATTAACAACTGAAATTTATATTACACAACTTCCGACAACGGTATCTGTGGGAAGTAGTATTAAAATAGGCAGTGAAACATTGTCGGTACTGGAAGTATATAAAAATCTCAATATACTTAAAGTTCAGAGAGGATCTACTGGAGTATCTCATACTGCAACTACGCAAATAAACTTTATTCCTGATTCATTTACTATTTCGCAAAAGATAGATTACTTTGAATCTAATGTGAACGACAAAGTATTTTTTAATCCAGTACAATCAGTAGGAGTTGGTACTACACCTGGAATTACAAATAAAATAACATTTGAATTTGGAGATTCTAATATTACCAGAACTGTTCCAACACAGGGAATTTATATTGAAAATCATCCATTTACAAATAATCAAGCAGTAGTATTTACAAATAATGGTTCAAATATTGCTGTTTCTACCTCACCAACAGGAACCCAATTTGATTTACAATCAAATCAAATTGTATATGTAATCAATAAAAATATTAATACTATTGGAATAAAAACTGGCATTAGTTCTGCCACCAGTTTTGAACTATATTTTCGTGGTAATGGTATTGATAATGATAAGTATTCATTTCAAAGTGTATATCCACAAATAATCGGAAGAGTTGAAAGAGTTAAGTCTACCGTTTCAGTATCGACTTCTCACGAACTTTCTAGTGGAGATGTTATTGGTTTAAGTATAGAACCAAATCTTTCTGTAGGAATTGGAACTTCTACTGGTGTTAGAGTAAAAAGAGATTTAATAACTGGAAATATTTTAATCAATCCAATTGGATTTAGTTCGACTGGAATTAATACAGCAACAAATACTATTTCAATTAATTCACATAATTTAAAAACTGGAGATAAAATTTTATATT